ACCTTGCCGTGTGGGGACACCAGAACCAGCCCGAAGCGACAGAGGAGCCCGACCTGTGGTGAAGCGATTTCGTACCGCCGCCACCAGCGTGGCAGATAGGACCCTTGTTGCTGCTGCCGGTGTTTACCGCGGGCGGGCCGCCCTGCTCGATGTCATCGGCGGTGGCTGTCTCGTCGCTGGAGTCACCGTCATTCTCGGGGCTGGTGCCGGTCTGCTGGCGGCCGGGGCATGGCTCACGCTCCGTGCCGGCGTCATCGACAAGGACGCGAAGAAGTGACGACCCTGCTCGGCGGGCTGGCGCGCCGGTCGTCCCCTGAGGATCCGACGGTCCCACTTTCGAGCGCATCGCTCGCATCGTGGCTGACCGGCAGCCCATCCGACGCAGGTGTATCCGTCACTGAGCAGCGGGTGCTCGGCCTTCCTGCGTTCTACCGTGCGCTCGCCGTCACGTCCGGAACACTCGGTGCGCTCCCCGTCCACGTCTACAAGTCCGGCACCCGGCAACGGGTCGACCGCAAGACCGTTCTCGACAAGCCGAACCCCCGCCAGACCGCGACCGAGTGGCGGCGCACGTCGAAGCTTCACGCCCTCACCTGGGGTGCTGCCGTGGACCGCAAGGTACGCAACGGCGCCGGGCAGGTCGTCGAAGTGTGGCCGATCCACCCGTCCCGCGTGCGGGTCGTGGAGACCAACCCGACCAGCGCCGACCCCGCCGGAAAGCTGTTCCTCATCCGGCAGTCGAACGGCACCGAGACCAGGCTCACCAGCTACGACGTACTCCACCGCCCGTTCATGTCGATGGACGGAGCGACCGGGGTCCGCCCGCTAGAGCTGTTCCGCCAATCGCTCGGCATCGCGATCGCAGGCGACGACTCCGCCGCCCGCCTGTTCGCCAACGGATCCCAGATCAAGGGCATCCTGACCACCGACGCGAAGCTCGAGGACGGGTCAGCGAGGAAGCTCAAGGCCCGGTGGAAAGAACTCACCAGCGGCGTGGCCAAGGCCGGCGACATCGCCGTGCTCGACGCGGGCGCGAAGTTCCAGCCGATCGCCCTCCCGCCCGCCGACGCTCAGCTCTTGCAGTCCCGGCAGTGGGCTGTATCCGAGCTGATCCGCATGATCGGCCCGCCGCCGCACCTCGCCGGAGACGTCGAGAAAACCTCATCGTGGGGAACCGGCATCGAACAGCAGGTCCTCGGATGGGTGAAGTTCACGCTCCAAGCGTGGATCACCAACGACGAAGAGCGGTACGACGACGAACTGCTCCCCCCCGGCACCTACTCCAAGACCGTCCTCGAAGGCCTCCTGCGAGGCGACTCGGCTGCCCGGTCACAGCTGTACCACGCCGGTATCACCGACGGATGGATGACCCGCAACGAGGTCCGCAACCTCGAAGACATGGAACGTGCCGACGGACTCGACGAGTTCATCGTCCCATCGAACATGACGCTCATCTCCGTGGATGGATCGATCGTCCCGCTCTCGTCGGCTGGCGCTGCTGCCGCTGACGCCACCTCTGCCTGACCCACCCCGGTCGGCTGAACCCAACAGGAGGCACCATGCCCCCCTCTGCTGCCGCCGTGCTCGAACAGAAGCGCAGCGCCGTCTACCGCGCCACCGATCCCGCCGGCCGCCTCGTGCGATCGGCGCGCCTCGACGCTGCCACCGTCACCCGTGACGCCTCGGCGGATGGGTCGATCGGGTTCAAGGGTGAGGCCATCGTGTTCGACACGCCCACCTGGATCGGCTCGAAGCGGTGGGGGTTCTGGGAGGAGATCGCCCCCGAAGCCGTAGCCAAGACGCTGCGCGAGGCGGACGTCCGGTTCCTCCAGAACCACGACCCGAACCTGCTGCTCGCCCGCACGTCCGCGGGTGACCTCCGCAACGAGGCCACCGCCTCCGGTCTCCAGACCGACGCCGACATGGCACCGACCACCTACGCCCTCGACCTGGCGATCCTGCTCGACCGCAAGGACGTCCGCGAGATGTCGTTCGCGTTCGAGCCGCTCGCCTGGGACTACGAGGAGCGCGACGGCGAGGACTTCTACCGCATCACCGAACTCGCCCTCTACGACGTTGCCTCCGTCACCTACCCGGCCTACTCGACCACCTCGGCCGGGCTCCGGTCAGCGGCGTTCGACGCCATGTGCCGGAGCATCGGCCTCGACGCAGCAGCGGAACGAAAGCTCATGCGCGACCTCACGGGCGCGCCCGACGAGATCCTCGACGTGCTCCCGCAGCGCGCCCTCGACCTCGTCCACCAGATCGCAGACCAGGCGCCGGCCGAAACCACGCCTGACCTCGAAGGCGGCGCAAGCCGCGACGACAGCCCGCCGGCCGAAACCACGGGCGCCCCATCCACCGGACTCGACCACCTGTCGGTCCGGACCAACCTCATGAAGGGACGCCTCTGATGGCAACCGCACTGCAAGACCTGATCGACAAGCGAGCCGGAGTCTGGGCCACCGCCCAGGACTACGACAAGCGCAAGAAGGCCGGAGACGAGTTCTCCGCCGAAGACGAAGCGGGCTGGACCCGCGCCCTCGACGATGTCGACAAGCTCGGCACCGAGATCGAGAACATGCAGCGGTCCGCCGCCCTGGACTCGAAGTTCTCGGAGATCGACGAGAACGCCCGCCGCCAGGCCGCCGACGCCGCCACGCCCGACGCTCAGCCGACGGACAACGACTACCGGTCCGCGTTCGACTCCTACATGCGCCACGGCATGACCGACATCGCCCCCGAGCAGCGCCAGCTCCTCCAGGCCCAGTTCCGCAACCTCGCCCCCGGGGCGGAGCAGCGGGCCCTCGGCACCACCTCCGGCTCCGTCGGCGGCTACACGGTGCCCGAAGGGTTCTGGGCCAAGGTCACCGAGACCATGAAGTACTACGGCGGCGCCACCGTCGGAGCCGAGGAGATCGCGACCACGGCGGGCAACCCGCTGCCGTGGCCGACCAACGACGACACCGCGAACGTCGGCTACATCCTCGGTGAGAACACCGCCGCCACGAACGAGGGCGACATCGCTTTCGGGCAGAAGAACCTCGGCGCCTACACGTTCGTGTCCGGCCCCGGCCTCGTGTCGCTCCAGCTCCTCCAGGACTCGGGCATCGACATCGAGTCGTTCGTCGCCCGCAAGATGGGCGAGCGCCTCGGCCGCATCGAGAACACCCGGTTCACCACCGGCACCGGCTCCTCGCAGCCCCAGGGCTACGTGTACGGCGCCTCCACCGGCAAGACCACGGCCTCGGCCACGGCGATCACCTACGACGAGATCATCGACCTCGAGCACTCCGTGGATGCCGCCTACCGGGCGTCGGGCCGCTGCGCCTACAAGTGCCACGACCTGATCGTCGCCTACCTCCGCAAGATCCGCGACGACGCGGGTGGCGCTGGTGTCGGCCGTCCGCTGTGGCAGCCGTCGGTGCAGGCCGGTACGCCGGACACGTTCAACGGCTACCCGCTGGTCATCAACAACGACATGGACTCCGCGGTCACCGCGACCAAGAAGACCATCGCGTTCGGTGACCACCAGGCGCACTTCGTCGTCCGCCGCGTTGCCGGCGGCCAGCTCATGCGGCTGGCCGAGCGGTACGCCGAGTACCTCCAGGTCGGGTTCATCGCCTACGAGCGTGCCGACTCGCTGGTGCAGGACGCGTCCGCCGTCAAGCTCCTGGTGCAGCACTCGTGAGCGGCTCGGGGCGCGACCTCAACAAGGACGTCGTCGTGTTGACCATCACCGGCTCCCCGTCGTCGGGTGGTGCCATCGGCATCTCCGTCATCAAGGGCGGGGCACGGACCCTCCCGCAGTGATCCACCGCACCCCGGCCGCCTCACGGTGGCCGGGGTGCTTGCGGTCTGGTTCCGATCGTCGGGGGTGGGAGTCGAAACCACTTACCGAGGAGCCCTACGGGTGAATGCCAGGCCCGATCCTCGAAACCACCCTTACGGCCTGGCCCGCAGGGAATGCGCCGGTCCCGACGACGGAACCAGCGTCCACCGTACACGAAGGAGGCGCAATGCGCGTCGAGATGATCCAGCACATCACCGGCACCCGCGACGGTGTCGAGTGGCCGCTCAAGGGCGGAACGATCGATCTTCCAGACCATGAGGCTGCCGACCTGATCGGCGCCGGTCTGGCGAAGGAGG